TCACAAGCCAACAGACGGGCTATTTTCCGCATTCTCTTCACTTTGGCGTTCCGCATCCTCTTACCCAATCGGAATAATGTCACCGTCACTGATGGAGGACGGCGTAGATCCTATCTTGATACGCTTGAAACCTATCGCGTCATCGAACCATTCAAAAAGATCGTCGTCCCCGAAGATATAGGGGTTTTCCCAACTGCCCTTGTCCGCCGTATTGTAGACAGCGAACTCGATCACCGAGCCGTCATCAATGGCCGATGGGACCGCATCTTCCTTGACGCGTAAAAGGCTGGATGTATCATCGAACCACTCATAGAACTGACCATCCACGAATTCAAACGGATTCTCCCAACTTCCTTTTGATGAGGCGTTATAAGTTCCGAAATCGATCACGCTCCCGTCATCGATGGCCGAAGGCGCAGACCCCGCCTTGACGCGGATCTGCGAATCCGTGTCGTCGTACCACTCATAGAACAGGCCATCCCCAAACTCATAGGGGTTCTGCCAAGCCCCCTTGGCGTAGGAATTATAAGTCTCCAGCGCGTAGGTTTCCCCGTCATCAATAGCCGACGGTACGCTGGCTGACTTCACCCGTATGATGTCCGAATCCGAATCGTACCACTCATAGAACAATCCATCCCCGAAGTTGTAGGGATTCTGCCAGGTGCCTTGCGCATAGGCCGAATAGGATTCAGAATGGTAGGTATCGCCGTCATCTATCGCGTCGGGCCGACTGGCGGCCTTGAAGCGTACCACGGCGGCCGTGTCGTCATACCATTCATAGTACAGGCCATCCCCGAAGACGTAGGGGTTTTCCCAGGTGCCGCGTTCAGAAATATCGAACTGTTCCACGGGAGCGCCTGTGTCGTCGATAATCCCCGGTTGAGATACCACGTAAATCTCTACCCCCTCGCGTCGGCCTAAAGGCAAGACGGCGTGTATCTCATAGGTCGTGTCGCCATCAACCAGCAGGTCTTTCTCGTCGATGTCTTCCCGGTAGTGCAGATAGTACCGCGCCGATAATTCACTGACTACCTGCTGTGCAGCGAACCGCTCCGCGCCGCGGAGCTCCCGGCGTTCGGCCCAGGTCTCCGCTTCGGACCAGGTAGTCAACTCGGATCCGTAGGCATCCTGACCGATCAGGGTGCGTGACTTCAGGGTGATGATACGATCCATCCGCCCGGCGCGCATTAGAATTCAATCCATCGATAGGGGCCAAGCAGCGCATCCACCGCCAGCGGCAAGGTGATTGCACTGACACCAATTATGGTTGCTTCACGGTTGTTGTACCAGTGGCCTATCATCAGCAAGATGGCTTGTACGATCTCTTGCGGGACATCCGCCGCCGCGTCGCCATACCCGGCAATAAACGTGATTACGATAGGATCAGCCCCAGGAGAAGAGGAGAGCAGCGGCCAAGTGTCCGTAGGCGTCAAAATCCCTGCAACGGAAGAATCGAAGGCCGTGTAGGCGTCTCCCTCGACGACAACTGAGGTTGTCGATTGAAAAGGCGGATAGGGGAGCCGCAGGACAGCGGGAAACGTATCAAGATAGGCAATCCACGTCTGGGTAATGAAAGCCCGGTAGGTGTAATTTTCCGCGTACCGCCTTGCGGCCAGAATCAGGGCGTTCAACAGATCGTCCTCATCCGTATAGGCGGCGGCTGCAACGGCGGTTGTAGCTAAACGCAGGTGGAGCTTGACGTTTGTTAATGTCACCGGCTCGATGGCTGGATCTGCTGATATTCGCGTTATCATCGTCTTCGTTTGGAAAAAGAGAGGGAATGCGGGTTGTGCTTTCTGCGTCCGCCCACACTGTCATACCAGACCAGAACATCGATGCATCCCCTCTCTGTCAGGTTTTAGACCGCTTCCTCCGCCCAAAGGAACGTAAAGATCAGGGCGCTTGTGGTGATACCGGTCGTATAGGACAGTACCGAGTATCCTGGTTTCAGAATCAAAGATCCCTCCAGGTCCACGTTTACCCCTGGTACCAGCCCATAAGCCGTAGTAGCCACAGAGCCCGCCTGTCCGAACACGCGATACAAAACCGGGGTTCCGATTGTGGCCCCCGCGTCGGCAATGGCTTCCGAGCCCTGGGTACTGCCGATCAGCTGATTTACCGGGGTGAGCGCATCGGCCATACCGGTTGTATCTGCGATCATCAGACCGACAGCACCCGCCGCAGCCGCCGCCACTTGAGCTGCGCTGAACCCCAGCATCACCAGGTTCACCGGGGAAGCAGCCGGGTTGCAGACGCCCAGCCCTGTCCAGGTGGTGGCCAGAGCCGCCGTAGTCGTCACCCCTGCCTGATTGGCGATGGCGAACACTCGTTCAGCTTTCACCAGGTCCGCATACTTCCCGCCCGCTGGGGTGATAACCAGGTTCCCGTCTGGTTCGGATTGGCGCAAAGGTTGAACAGCACCTTCCGCCCCGCTGTTTCGTCCTACTTTTCCATACATGCCAGGCTCTCCGATTAAATGGCCAAAAGTACCCGCTGGGGTATTGCGGCCGTTTCCATTTCCATTATCCACATACCGTCAAAGTAAAGCCATACTTCGCCGGTGTCCATAGATTTGAAGGTTGCGCCGTTTGGTGCGTCTGTCGGCTTGGTGTCAGTGGACAGACCCAGGAACTTGAACCGAGTGGAGCCCACCGCCTTGACTGCCATCTTTAAACCCCCTTTCCTGGGTTGTTACTCAGCTATCTTAACGAACGGCACCGAGTCACCGAGACCGGTTGTCCCCATCTGGATGTTACCCGCTGCGAGCTGAATATTGAAATCGTATCCGGCTGTCGAGGTGGTGGTATCAACGTCTGTCATCCAACGATTGTTGACTACCTGGCAATCGGCGGAATTGTCGTCAATAGCAATCCCTGCGGTATACAGCACGTTGTCAGCAATCAAACTGCCGTAGGTAGCCAGCGTAGCCTCGACGATAGAGATACCCAGAGTGGCGGTAATATGGTTCCGCAATATCCGGAGATTCTGGCCGGTTGTGGTTCCCTCGATACTGATGGCCAGGGCGTAGATATTCGCCAGGGCACCAGCCGCAACCGTGAAATCGCAGTCCTCGATCCGCACGTTGTTGCAACTGGTGATCTCGAGCGCCTTGCCAGCCGACCCCGCCGCCTTGGCGATGAATTTGCACCCCAGGAACGCGATCCCGTGACTGAGCGCCGGAATGACGAACAGATCAGCGGTCCCGTCTGAATCCTGGAAAATGCAGTTGATGAAACGGCAACCCAGCGTCGCCGCTGCAATGGCATGATTGCCGATAATGAGAGGAGCGTCATACCCGAAGGCATCGAACCCCATGCCGATTATATCGCACTGCGTCGGCAAGATTGTCAAATCCTCGGTGAGACTGCGCCCCGACACGAAAATGCGATTGCGCCTGGCCGTGTTGGCTGCCAGGGCGATACTGACGTTGCTGGCGGTGATGGCTGCGGCCAGCGTAGACATAGCCGTCGCCCAGGACAGACCGTCCCCGGCAAGAGCCGCCTGTTCGTCTACGTAGTAATCGACCGCGCCATAGGGGTTGGGGAAAACAATTTCGGCCCCCGTCTGGAATAGTACCCGTCCGCCATCGGCGACAACCATTCTGTCTCCGCCCGTATCCCGGTAAACTTTCGTAGTGTACATTCTTTCCCTTTCTCCTAAATCGAATAGAGAACATCAAGAGGCCTATTGCTGCGCCTGATATTACATAAACGATGCGCTGAGTGAACATTTCCTTCTACATGTCCACCTCCCTTTGAAATTGGCACGATATGATCTATCGTAAACTCAGACCTCTCCAGGTGTTTCCCACAGATCCCACAAAGGCCTTGATCCTTTGCATAAATCAAATCTGGGGATATAAATTCATGGGGACCTTTTTTAATTTTGGCTCTCCTCTTAGCGGAGTTTTTTAAACGATTCCCCCTGCATTTATCTGGATTATCCCTTTGCCAATTCTTTACACGCTCTCTATTCTTTTCTGGATTATTATTAACCCATTTTTTACAGGACTCTTTTCGCTTTGCGTTGTTCTCATATCTATAAATCTCATATTTTTGAAGATCTTCTTTATGCTCCTTTCTATAATCAGCATTATATTGACGCATCTTTTCTTTGTTTCTCAAATACCACGCTCGTCGGGAAGCGACTGCCCTTTCTGGGTTGTCTAAATACCATTTTTTAGCCCGTCTTTTAGCCTCCTCTTTTTTTTCTTCGTTCGTGAGTATTCGGTCCTTACTTTTTTTCATCTGCACACCTCTCGCAGTGCCTCGGAAGTTGTTCAGGGGAAGGTGGCCGAGAAATCCACTTTTCGGGTGCGACCCTATCCCCTGATCTTTTTGGGTCTACTTATGCAATTTCAGGAACGTCGCGCACGTCGCCCTTGACGAGAATGATAGCCACAGGCATGGACACGGTCCCGGTCTCGGTACCGATCAGCTGGAGATACCTCTTCCCGCCGATGTACCCCAGCTTGTACAGGGTATTGTCTTCGCCGACAGCGTCGATAGTGATAACCACCCCAGACGCGACAGTCAAGCCCACCATGTCAGCGGTCTCGACCAGGGTATAGGTCGTACCGTCCGGGCTATCGTACAGCGTGTAAATCAAGCTGTTGGAACCAGATAGTCCCGAGCCGGCGTCAAGCCCCGCATGGACGAGCAGGCAGGCCGAATTCGCACCTTGCAGATCGATATCCGTGTAGGTTGCCGTGGCGCTCACGGCTATCGGATCAAGCACGGATTCGACGTTGATATTGTTGTACAAATCCTTCATGATTTACCCTTCTTTCGGAGTAAGTTTCCCCTGTTTCCCGTAGATCCCCAGCAAGCGGCCTGGTTTGCCCTGAGACGGGCAAACCCTATCAACCCCTTGTTATCAGCTGGCCGCCACTTTGAGAAGTTTCAGAGCTTCAGTGGAAATTAGACCCCCGCCAACTCTCTTCGTGGTATAAAAAGCGACGTAGGGTTTGGCACTGAACGGATCGCGCAGAACACGGATACCGATACGGTCGATAATCAGGTACGCCCGAGCGAAGTTGGCGTAAGCGATGGGATACACGCCCGCCGCGATTGTCGGCATGTTGTCGTCTATCTCGACAGGCTTCCCCAGCAGGACATCCGGGGCGGCTTGCTCTAACCCGGGCCGCCAGATATATTCGCCGTTCCCGTCTTTGAACTTCCGCACATGAGCGAAAGTGGTATCGCTCATCAGCCAGCCAGAGCCGTTCCGATAGACCGACTTGAGGGCGTGCTGTAGATCGATCAGTTTGTCGACATCCGTGAAAGCCGCGGCTTCGCCCGTGGCGATATAGCCGACCTTGCCCCAGACATAGGAAGCGTTGGCGACGTTGGTGTATCCGAGAATCCCCAGGGGTTCCGCCACCCCGTCCCCGTTTACGAAACCGTCGCTCTCCTCTTCGGCAAACTCGATAGCGACCTCGCCGGCCAACCATGCTTCCACGTCGACCGCACTGTCGTCGAGCAAAGACTGGGTCGCGTAGGGCATCGCGTACACTTCCTTCGCTTCGATGGCGATCTGTGCCAGCGTCGGGGTTGTGGTCTCAGCGCGCGACTCGACCTCTCCCACCCATCCGGAAGTGGATCCGCCCTGGGACACCAGCTTTTTGTAGGTGGGGGTACTTATCGCCATCACCTTAGCGAGCCGGCGCATGGCAGAGGCCGTCATGGCAACCCGGTCAATCGCCGCTTCTAGGGTCTCCGGAACGGTGAAGCCGCCATCCGGGTCAACCTGGGTAGTGAGAGCCGCCTGAACTTCCAGGTCGTGAAGACCTCCCTCCGCCCCCCTCCGGATGAAGTTGTAGAAGGCCAGACTGTGAGCCGCCTTTTCCTTGGCGCGTTCGTCTTCGCCACCGCCCCCCCCAGGGAGAGCCGTACGAGCGACCAGGGTTTCCAGCTGTTCGAGCTGGGTTTTCATGGCCAGCAGCCCCGACAGTTCGGCGTTGATACTGTCGACCTTGGCAGTCAACAGCGGATCAGCGTGGCCATTTGTCTCGATCTCCAGCAGGCGCGCGTTGTTTTCCGCCTTGAAGGCTTCGAACGCCTGCCCGATGGCTTCAATGAGTTTCTTCAGTTCGTCCATTTGGATCTTCCTTTCAAATAATAAGTGAATGATC